TTATGAAAGTGACCGCTGAACCCAAGTTCGTATTGATAAAAGTGTTCCAGTTGTATTTCACCGTGATCGGGCATGGCAACCATGGCGTTCATCATGAACTGTGGTAGTTCAAAGTGTCCAAATATGTATTGTCCACCTTTTTTTGCTATGTTTTGCCATTCATCTCCGATCAACCACGGACACATTGTGACATTATCCACAGTCATGGGTTTATGAACAATGGTAATTCCAGGAATATATTTGCCAAACTCTACACTATGGATATCTCGTTTGTCTTTATAATACAGATCATGGTTACCAGGGAAAAAGAAAAATTGATCAAATGCCCTACCTAGCTTTTCCAAGGCTCTAAGACTATAGTCCATGGTAGTAATATTAAGGCTATTACGATTGTGGTGCCAGTCTCCAAGAAACATGCCTGTATCACAACCGTTTTCTTTGGCTGTTGCTATAAACCAATCAACAAAATCTTCACAATCTTGATTATGAGTGTGACTGTTCGACTTTAATCCGAAATGTATATCTGTGAATAGTGCTACTTTTTTGAATAGATTACTCATCTAGCCTCCGTTGACTTATTATAACATCTATAAATTACAGAGTCAATCCTCATTATATTCGTATCTTTTCAAAGCAGCAGCATGTTCACCTTCGCTGGTCCTACTGTAGCTTGGGTTCATGCCATTGATTTCTAATAAATCATCACGAATAATTTGATTACGTTTTTCTATATTGATAATTCTTACAAAGCTATTGGTCACTGCCGCAGTAAAATAGGCAAATGGATTATTGGATTTTGATTCATCAAACTGTAGACCGATTTGTGTTAGTTGTAAAATAGCCTGACCTTTCATTTCATCGTTATAGGTATAACCACGAACATTACCACGAGTAGCATAACGTTCGCATAGTTTGATATACATGCGAGCCAAGTTATTAGTGATCTGCCCATGTTCTTTATTGAACTTGCCTCGTTCCATGCTGCCCTTCCAATGACTTTTGCCTACACAAGTTAGGATATCTTCTTCGTTAAATTTCCAATGTTGGAATGGCGGAAAGTTTACTCTATCTCTTCCGTCAGCTTCGCTTTTTGGATTTTTCTTACGAGTAGTGTTTATAGGAATATGCTCATAGGTCATGATCCTAAAAATTAGGTCCTGCTTGCCGATTTTTTTATAATCGATTTCGCAATCTGCCTGCTTGATCTTTTCTCCTGCTGCTTTTCTACGTTCAAAATCTTGTATCCCTAATCTTTTAGCACGATTACGTTTGGCTTCTGCTACGGTTCTTATATTGATTCGATCAATATGAGGTAAAATTATATCGTATTGACTGTATTCAGCACGGGTAAATGAACAAAATGTAGTTTTACTTTTGTGTATTTCATCTAATAAGTCTTTATTATTAAGATAATTAATCTTTGTCATAGTATTCCTTTATAGTTATTATAAACTACGCACTTAATTTTGTCAACTAAATAGTTGAAGGAGACAAATATGGCGTTGTTCGATTCAGTAGGTAGTGTTTTAAATACTGTAGGGTCTGTAGCCAATACTCTAGGATCTGGAGTTCAAGGAGCATTAGGAACTGTAAGTCGAGTCGCCGGGGCACTTAATAATTTATCAAATCCAGCTGCTTTAGTATCAGCATTACGAAGTGCTAGTTTACCTAACGGAGCAATGCCAGGGTTTACTGGAGCAAGTAGTAATGCTAGTTTTGGTGGTAATGAAGCAGGAGATGATTGGAGAGTACGTTTAAGTATACCTAATGCTGCTCCATTCAAAGGTAGTCCTATACTTAGTCCTTTAATATCTGCTGGTGGACTAGTATTTCCATACACACCTACTATACAAATGCAAGGTGCTGCTACTTATGAAAACACTCCAGTTACTCATCAAAATTATAGCTATTTTAGTTATGTAAACAGTGCTGCAAATGCTATTACTATTTCCGGACCCTTTAATGTTGAAGATCATATTCAAGCTCAGTATTGGATAGCAGTAGTTCATTATCTTAGAAGTGTTACAAAAATGTTTACAGGAGACAGTGCTTATTCAGGAAACCCGCCACCTATGGTTTATCTAAACGGTTATGGGGATTTTGTTTTTAAAAATATTCCTGTTATCATAACTAGTTTCACTGTTGAATTGCCACAAGACGTTGCTTACATTGCTACTACTATGGGTAGTCAGCAACCAACTAGTGGTTTTGGAATGAGTACTGGTGGAAGCAATCAAACTATAGAAAATGCTAGCAATACATTTGGAGTCTTGGGTGGAGTAGCAGGATTTCTGGGTGCAGGTAAAGCAGCCAATGCTCTTGGAGCAGCTGGAGCAATTTTGAGTGCTGTGAATAATGCAGGTAATATGTTAGCAGGTGCTACTGGAGGAGGAAGTGCTCCGTTTAGTAAAGGTGGAAAAACACATGTTCCTGTGAAAAGTACAATAAGTGTGGTTTGTCAGCCTGTATGGAGTCGGAAAAAAGTTAGGACATTTAATTTAGACAGTTTTGTTAATGGTGATTATGTAGATAGTAAACCGGGATATCTATAATGGCAGAATATAAAGAAAATAGTCCTTGGTTTAATACTAAAATTATAGGGAATTATCTAGGTTATTTTAAGATTCGTCCTATTATAGCAGAATCGGATGATATTTTATATACAATTGAAGTTCAATACACACATAGACCGGACTTACTGGCTTATGATTTGTACAGAGATCATAAATTATGGTGGGTTTTCATTCAAAGAAACATGGACGTATTATCAGATCCTATATACGATTTTATTCCTGGAGTTCGAATATATCTTCCAAAAATTAGTAACATTAAGAATAGTATAGGAATATGAATTTACTTAATAATTTTGTTGATGCTGCTACAACAACAATTTCTGGAGCAGTAAAAAATGTTTTGTCTAATGTTAGCCAAGTGACTAATGGTCTAAATGCAATAACTTCTGGTGCAAACACGTTAGGACAAGTAAGTAGACAAGGTGTTACCAATCTTGGAATACCTAATAATTTAGTACCGGGTGTACCGGGTGTACCGGGTGTATCTTCCGGAGGAAGATCTTCCTCCGGAAGTCCTTTGAAACAATTAGATGGAATCTATGATAGACCACAACCTAATAAACTTTTTGATTACAGTATTTATAATTATCATTTTACTCTAAGTGTAATATCAAAAGGAACTTACAACAGTGCTGGTTATATAGGAGGGGATAGGGGTCAAATTATTTTGGCTAGTGCAGGAGCTTATAAGGAACCTGAACTAGTAGAGACTGCTTCAGGAAGGCACGACTATCATATTGAAAATCTAAAAATTCTTTGTATTACCGGATTGAACGAGAAGACAGGGAATAGTAATGCTTTAGAAATAAATTTCCAGGTCGTAGAGCCATATAGTATGGGTTTATTTTTTCAGGCACTTCAAACTGCGGCTATAAAACAAGGTTACAAAAATTACGCTGATTCGGTAATGTTGTTGACAATAAAGTTTACAGGGCATCATGATCCTGACAATTTAAACATTGAATCAACTGTAAGTAGAAAATACATTCCTTTGAAACTAAGACAAATAGAAATGGCTGTAAGTAAAAAAGGTTGTTTGTATGAAGTAGCTGCCTATCCTTATAATGAAAGTGGCTTTAGTGACACTCATAATCAGATAAAACATGACGTACAACTTATTGTTGATGATAAAGCACCGAAAACTGTTGAAGAGCTTTTACGTAAAAGCGAAAGAAGCTTAGTAAATGTCTTTAATCAATATATGAAAGAAAGAAAAGATCAAAAGACTACCGAATACTATGATGAGATCGATATAGTATTTCCAGATCAATCAAGAAGTGATGGCAGTGTTAACAAGATTGGATTAGCTAATTTAGGATTTAATAATTATAATAAAGGGCAAACAGGATTTGCCGATGATAATTTTGTCTATGAGAATGGAGTATATAAGCGAGGAAAGATGAAAGTAAATCCTAATAACGGTATTTTTACTTTTGATCAAGGGCAGCTTGTTACCGATGTTATAAATCAAGTTATACTAACTAGTGATTACCCAAAATATGCCTTAAAAAATTGGACTCCCCAAGGCCAAATAATTTGGTGGCGTATCGATACTAAAGTTTATTATAAAGGTCCAGAAGATTTAAAAACAGCTTATAGTCCTAAAAAGATTGTGTTCAGAGTAGAGGAATATTATGTTGATGCTCAAAAATTTACACCTCCTAATACGAAGAATCCAGGATTAGAAAACAAGTTCCAAGAAATTGTTAAAGAATATTATTATATCTATACAGGACAAAATTTAGATGTTCTGGATGTTCAGTTACAGTTTAATACAGGATTTTATAAGGCTTTAACTTCTGATGCAGGAAAATTAACTGAACAATACGAAGGAGTTGGCCCAGCTCAAGGAGGATCTAACTCTGAGCAAATAGGAAAACAAAAAGAACCAAATCCTCCAGGATTATCTCCAGATACCCATAAACAACCTTCTGCTATTAGATTCAACAAAAATGCTAATAAAACTAGTAATAAAGGAGGAGGTTTCCAATCAGATGATCCTGCTACATTAGCTGCTAGACAATTTCATGATTTAGCAACTACTGGTCATGATATGATTAATTTAGAATTATCAATTCTAGGAGATCCTTTTTATATAACTAGTAGCGGTACAGGAAATTATCGAGCTCCACATACTAATAAGCAGGGAATTAATGGTGATAAGGAGATGGATTATGAACACGGAGAAGTTTATATTGGGGTGTATTTTAGGACCCCAATAGATCAAAATCCAAATGATAAAATGCCTGAATGGGATGGACTTTATTACTTCGGTGATCCCGGAAGCCAGTTTCAGTTTAGCGGAATTTTTAGGGTTTTACGTGTTAATAATATATTTAATAAGGGAAAATTCACACAAGATCTAACACTAATTAGATTACCAGATCAGGATAATCGTAGTGTACCTCAAGGAAAGTTAGCAGTTGCAGCTCAGCCAGAGCCAGATGATGACTATTTAGGACCAACTCAACTTACAGAACTTGAAGCAGCAGATTATGCAGATATAGGTTTGCCAGCAAACGCTCCTGAATGGACAGGATCTTTGGAACCAACATATGAAGAAGAACAATATGGTAGTGAACTAGGAGATACAAATTTATGACAGAAGAAAATAGATCAATACCAAATACAACAACTAAAGATGGTACTCCTTGTTTAGCGAAAGTTATTAGTATAGTTGATCAAACTTATAATGGTGTATTAGAAGTGCAATTAATGCGAGAAGTTGGAAACAACGAAAAAAGCGGTAGCCAAATAAGACAAGTGAAATATCTTAGTCCATTTTATGGAGTTACTAGTTATGATTACCTAGGTCAAGATCCAGATGTACATAATGAAACTCAAAAAAGTTATGGATTTTGGATGATTCCTCCTGATGTAGGAAGCTTTGTTGTTGTGATTTTTCTAAATGGTGATGAAAAGAAAGGGTATTGGATTGGATGCCCTATGATTAACGAAAATATGAATTTTAGTACACCTGGGTTTGCTGCTACAAAATATATTTCAGATATAAGCAGACAAACAGATAGAGAAAAGGAACGTGTTCCCGGAACAGAATATAATAAAAAAATTCATGAAGGGAATGAAGATGGAACTAAAAAACTTAAGCCAGAGCATCCATTTGCTAGATTTTTAGAAAAACAAGGTTTACTTAAAGATGATACAAGAGGTATTACTACTAGTAGTGCTAGACGAGAAGTACCTAGTATGGTATTTGGAATCAGCACACCCGGCCCCATTGATAAAGGGGGAAAAACTGGAAAAGTAGGTAAAGCCGAAAGCGAAATTAATAATGCTTTTGTAAGTCGACTAGGTGGTAGTAGTATAGTTATGGATGATGGAGATGATAAATGGGAAAGAGAAAAACTACCATCTGATGGTCCTCCAGACTATAAAAATGTAGAAGAAAATGAAACAGGTTTAAGAGATAGACCTCATAATGAATTATTAAGATTTAGAACACGAACAGGACATCAAATTCTTTTACATAATAGCGAAGATTTAATCTATATATGTAACAGCAGAGGAACTGCTTGGATAGAATTGACTAGCGACGGTAAAATCGACGTATTTGCAGATGATAGTATTAGTATTCGGACAAAGAAAGATTTTAATTTTATATGTGATCGAGATTTTAATTTAGAAGTTTTTCAGAATTTTAACATTAAAGTTCACGGTGAAATGCATACACATGTTATGAAAGATAATGTTTTAATAGTAGATCGTGATCAAAAAATACACATTAAAAATAGGAAAGATGAAACTATCGACGAAGAATATCGTCAAACTGTACACAATCATGTTAAAAAATATTATAAGACAGATTATACTCATAATATAGATGGCAGATTAGATTGGAGAATAGCTAAAGGATTTAGTTTTTCACAAGGAGTAAACCCGGCAGATCCTGATTTTGCCCCTTACCGTCCTAGGGAGGATGACCCAGGAAATCCTTGCGCTAATGATGGCGGTAAAACAAAACCGATAAAAGATGTTCATGGTCCCACTCCTGATCGGATAGATATTGTTATTAATCAAGACATGCGTGTAAGGCATATAAATGGACACAATCTAGATCATATTATCACTGGCTACTCAAAGACAAAAGTTAATGGTAGTGTAGATATTAATACCGATTCAACTTGGAAACATACATCTGCCGGAAATATCGATATTAACTCTGGAGGACATATTTTTAATACATCAGCAGGGACCAATGAAACATTAGCAGGCGGAAATATTATCGAAACTGCACCTCAAATCCATATGAATGGACCAACTGCTGGAACTGCTCCTACTGCTGCTATAGCTGTAGAATCGGTAGAAGCTCGAATAACAGCCAAGGCTACTTTGATTCACGAACTTAAGGTAATCAGTATGCCAGAGATACCAAGTCAGGATGCTTGGCAATCTCTCACAACTAAAGATGTGATTATGCGTCGTATGCCTACTCCTGAACCATATCCGCACCATGAGAATTTAGATCCTAAATTAGTTAAATCAGGACCAATACAAAGAGAACATATTGGTCCAAGAGGAGAAGGATTTCCTCTTAGATACGATGCTACAGATGAAAAAGAAGTTGCTTCACATTGGAGAAAATACACTACAACTATAGATACATTCACTAGGAATCCTCCTGTAGAACCTAGTCAAGATGATGAAGGATTGTGGGGACTATGACAGCAAATAGTAGACTTTATGATAAAGTAATATTAGCAAATAAACAATCTAAGTTTATTCCTGGAACTAAAACATATAAAGGGTTTAGTACAGTTAATACTTCATATAATACTTTTAGTTTATATGATTTAGAGTTAATTAAACAAGATTTAATTAATCATTTTCATATACGTATGGGTGAGCGTCTTGAACAGCCTGAGTTTGGAACTATAATTTGGGATTTAGTTTTTGAACCATTAACAGAACAATTGAAAGAAGCTGTAATTAAAAATGTAGAGCAAATTATTAACTATGATCCACGAATACGAGCTGAGCAAGTTATAGTAACTACTTACGAAAGTGGGATACAAATAGAGTGTGTGTTGACCTATTATCCTTATAATATACAGGAGTCATTACAGTTTAAGTTTGATCAAGAAAATGGTTTATTAATAGGTTAAATGCTATGTTTATTATTAAAATAAATATTTTAAACTGGAAGTATAATGTCAATAACTGATAGACAAAATAGATTATTAGTAGCCGAAGATTGGCGTAGAATTTATCAGACATATCGCAATGCTGATTTTCAAAGTTATGATTTTGAAAATCTACGTCGAACTATGATTCAATATATTAGAGAAAATTACCCCGAAGACTTTAATGATTATATTGAAAGTAGTGAATATCTTGCTTTGATTGATTTAATAGCATTTTTAGGACAAAGTCTAGCGTATAGGATTGACCTTAATAGTCGAGATAATTTTTTAGAACTTTCTGAACGTAAGGAAAGTGTTTTACGACTAGCTCGATTATTAAGTTATAATGCAAAACGTAATATAGCTGGAAGTGGTTTTTTAAAGATGGTTAGTGTGCAAACCAGTCAAAATGTTCTAGATAGTGCAGGACGAAATCTTTCTGGACAAGTTATTTCTTGGAATGATGCTAGTAATTCAAATTGGTATGATCAATTTATTAAAGTTATTAATGCTGCTTTACCCATTACACGACAGTTTGGAACTCCTGATGATAAAGGATTTGTTTACGGAGTAGCTACTGAGCAATATCGTTTTCAAAGCAATAACATAGATGTTCCCATTTATAATTTTGAAAAAAATATCGATGGTAGGATGATGCCTTTTGAAATAGTTAGTAGTACTTTCAAGAATAGAAATGAAATATATGAAGAAGCTCCTATTCAAGGAAATAGATTAGCATTTTTGTATCGTAATGATAGTAAAGGTAATGGTAGTGCAAACACTGGATTTTTTATGTTTTTTAAGCAAGGACAATTAAATCAAGGCACTTTTACTTTTACTCAGTCTGTTCCTAATACAACATTAGATATTGATAGTAATAATATTAATAATGATGACATTTGGCTTTATAAATTAAATCAAGTTGGACAAGAGTTTGAATTGTGGGAAAAAATTTCGGCCCTAGAGGGCAATAATGTAATTTATAATAGCTTAAAAAAGTCTATTAAGAATTTTTATTCTGCTACAACTAGAGTAAATGACAGAGTTACTCTTCAATTTAGTGATGGAGTATTTGGAAATATTCCTGTAGGAAGTTTTAAGGTTTATTATAGGGTTAGTGAAGGAATAAGCTATACAATAAATCCGAGAGATATGAGAAATATTAGTATAGAGTTACCATATATTAGTAATTTTGGACAACCGGAAAGTTTAATTATTAGTTTAAGTTTGACTTCGAGCGTGAATAATAGTAGTCCTACAGAAAGTATAGAAAGCATAAAACAGCGTGCTCCATCTAATTTCTATACTCAGAACCGTATGATAACTGCTGAAGATTATAACTTAATGCCGTTTAATGTTAATCAGCAAATCATGAAAGTAAAATCGGTTAATAGATCTAGTAGTGGAATTAGTCGTTATTTTGATTTAGTTGATCCTACCGGGAAGTATAGTAAAACTAATTTATTTGCAGATGACGGAATATTGTATCGAGAAGAATATGTTGATAGTTTTGAATTCAGATTCGATACGAAAACAGATATTGAGTCTATAATTTATAATCAGTTATATGATTATATGAGTAAAACAACTTTACGTGATTATTATTATAATAAGTTTATTAAATTTGATATATCAGAGTTATCTATTATTTGGAAAAATAAGTCATCTGAAACAAACTTATCGACAGGTTATTTAAGCAATATTAATAATACATTTATAGCAGTAAAAGTTGGAAGTTATACATCTACTATTTTAAAAAATGTTCAGATTGGTTCTTTGTTAAAGTTCGAAGCTCCTGAAGGTTATTTTTTTAATACTTTTGAAAATAATAAACTTGTAGCTAACAATGTTTACGGAACTAGCAAATTTCTTTGGACTAAGGTTATTAGTATAGAAGGAGATGGAACTAATGGCGGTACTGGTATATCGTCTAATGGCGAAGGTGTGATAAAATTAAATGATATTATTCCTGAAAATGCTAAATTAATTTCCGCTATTCCTCCTTTTAAAGTTACATTAAATCAAAATGTAATTACATCGATAATTGACTTAATTGTTAATCATAAACCTTTTGGTTTACGATATTCGCAAGAAACTACTTCCTGGAATATTATATATGAAGTAAATTTAAATTTAGTAGATAATTTCAGTTTAGGGCAAGCTGGTAGTAACATTAATGAAAAAACAGACAGTAGCTGGTTGATAAGCTTTATTACTGATAGTGAATATTATACGGTAAGTTTAAGATTGTTGAGATATATTTTTGAAAGTGATAAACAAATTAGATTTTATTATGATAGTAGTGATAAGATTTATGATACTCGAACAAATACTATTGAAAAAGATAAAATTAAAATTTTAAGTATTAATGTTGACAGAACCGACACTATCAATGTAGCAGGAATATTAGTTCCTACAAATAGAAGTTTTACCATAGATCATGACTGGGAAATTGTTGAAGAATTTAAAGGTCTTGATGGATATATTGATTCTAAAAAAATACAAATAAGTTTTGCTGATTATGATGATGATGGTATAGTAGATAATCCTGAAATTTTTGAATTAATTGTGGGTAACTTAACTTCTACTAATAAGCAAGATGATTACATAATTTTAGAAAAATACACTATTGAAGATCAGCAAGAAGACTATCGTTATGTGTCTAATTTAAATGGCACAGACTTCGGCTTAGTTCATGTTATGGATTCTGAAGATTTAATAGATAATCTAAACATTTATCCTGATGGACAATATTTTTATTTTATAGATTTAGATTTAGTTAAGAAACTTGACAAACCTAGAAGTGCCTTAAATGTAACTTTTGATTACAAATGTTATCTAGGGCGTAGCGATATAAAATTTCAATATATTCATAATGCAGATTATGAAACAAGATTAGATCCTGGCATTACAAATATTGTTGATGTATTTGTAATGACCAAACAATATGATCAGAATTTTAGAGAATATCTAAATGGATTACGAACCATTCAGCCGTTACCTCCGAGCACTGATAGTTTATATAATTTACTAAGTCCTACACTTAATCCTATTAAAACAATTAGTGATGAGATCATATATCATCCTGCTCGATATAAAATATTATTTGGAAAATCTGCCAATTTAGATTTACAAGCAATTTTTAAAGTTGTTAAAAATACGGAAGTTGTTGTAAGCGACAATGATATAAAATCTCAAGTGATATCTTCTATAAATGAATTTTTTACGATTGATAATTGGGATTTTGGAGATGGTTTTTATTTTACAGAATTGTCTACATATGTTATGAACAAAATGGCAACATACATAACTAACTTTTTAATTGTTCCTAAAAAACCTAATTTATCTTTTGGAAGTTTGTTAGAAATTAAAGCGGAAAAAGATCAGATTTTTATAAGCAGTGCCACAATTGACGATGTTGAAATTATTAGTGCTGTAACTGCTTCTCGTATTAAAGCAGAAGGATCTATAGTGAGTACTTCTAAGTATTTGGCTCAACAAAGTATTACTAGCTCAGGAAGTTAATTATGTCATTGGATAATGAGTACCCTGTTCCTACAGATAGGACAAAAGAAGAACGAAAGTCGTACAATTTATTACCTCGTTTTTATAGAACTGATTCAAATAAAAAGTTCTTATCTGCTACTGTAGATCAGTTAACTTCTCCGGGTACAATTAAAAAGGTTAGTGGAAATATAGGTCGTACTAATGCTAAAAGTGTAAAATCATCAGATACATTTATTGAAGCTCCTTATAGTGATAGACAAAATTACCAACTTGAACCTTCTTTAGTTATTGAGGATAGATTTGGAAATGTTAATTTTTTTAAAGATTATATTGATCATATTAACCATATAAAGGTTTTAAATGGAATAACTGATAATCATGAAAGGTTAAACAAACAAGAATTTTACAGCTGGAATCCGCATATTGATTGGGATAAATTTGTTAATTTTCAACAATATTATTGGCTCCCATATGGCCCTGATCCTATACAGGTTATAGGTCAGCAGTTAGATATAGATAGTACTTATACTGTTAGTCTAGAAGATCAAGGCGATGTGTTTGCCTATTTAATTACACCAGATGGGTTAACTAGGAATCCTAGCTTAACATTATATAGAGGACAAACTTATCGATTCGACATTGACAGTCCTAATCATCCTTTTTCATTAAAAACTCTAAGGACAACAGGCTTTAATAATCGTTATACAAATAACACATCAATTGTAAGTGCTAATGCTGTGACCGAAGGTACAATTATTTTTAAAGTACCAGTGAATGCTCCTGACGTCTTGTATTATGTTAGTGAAACAGATCCAAATGTTGGCGGGGAAATGGTAATAAAAAATATTGAAGAAAATACATTTTTTGATGTAGAAAAAGAATTATTGGGAAAAAAATATTATTCTTTGCCTAATGGATTCGCATTTTCTAACGGAATGAAATTAGAGTTTTTAGGAAAGACTAATCCTGAGATATATCAGTCTGGATATTGGATAGTAGAAGGTATTGGATCTGCTATAAGACTTATTAATTTATCAGACTTGGAAATAATTGGACAATATACAGAAGAAAAGAATTTATTATTTGATAATGATCCTTTTGACCAGACCCCATTCAGTACACAAACTAGCGTGCCTAAGTCTAAAGATTATATCTTATTTAAAAGAGCTAGTTTAGATGGTAACCCGTGGTCTAAGGTTAATCGTTGGTTCCATCAAGATGTAATTAGTAAAACTGCTGAATATAGAGGAACAGTTCCTGAGTTAGATCAATCAGCTCGTGCTACTAGACCAATAATTGAATTTGATAATGATATAAAATTATACAATTTTGGACATGTTAGCAAAAAAAGTGTTGATCTTATAGATAATATTACTACAGATGTCTTTAGTACAATCGAAGGAAGTCTAGGGTATAACATAGACGGTGTTGATTTAGTTGACGGTATGAGAATTTTATTCACATCTGACACTGATAGACTTGTTAATGGACGAATTTATCAAGTTAAGTTTCTTGATATAACACTATCGAGTAGAGATATAACTTTTAATGCTGCCCTGCCGGATGATTCAACAGGAGCTATTAATTTAATAACTGATACTGTTCGTTGCGAAACTGATCACGGATTAATAAATGGGCAAAGAGTTGTTTATCTAAGTAATGGTAATATTCAATTACAAGGATTGACTCATAGACAAATATATTATGTAAAAGTTATTGATGAACGTAATTTACAATTATTTACTGACTATCAATTATCTAATAAAGTTGATATTACTGCTTTAGGTGATGGAACTCATTCTTTTGAAGTATTCGAGGGGTTACGTAAGCAGATAACTTTAATTGAAACAGAAGACAGCGTTCCACAGAAATATGAAACAGTTTTAGTAAAACAAGGAAGTCAGGAGGCACTTACATACAACGGTAGTTCTATTAATGGTAATCAAGGATTGATGTATTGGTATGATGGAACAAAATGGCTCTTAGGCCAAGTAAAATTTACTGCTAATCAACCCCCTGTGTTTGATATTTTTGATAATGATGGTTATAGTTACAGTGATGTTAGTGTTTACAACGGAAGTAGTTTTAATGGTACTAAATTATTTTCGTATCAAGTCGGAGAAGGTTCTTTAGATAATGAATTAGGATTTAGTCTAAGTTATAAAAATATTAATAATATTGGAGATATAGTTTTTAATTTCAATTTACTTTTAGATTCATTTTATTATAAAAGCGGAACTACTATTCTTACAAAAACTACTAATATAGGTTTTTTGAAAAAAATAAAAAGCCTTGATGATTATGTCTATCTTAATGGTTGGATTAATAGTAAAGTCGAAAATATTCAACCTATAGTTAGAATATTCAAGGACCATGATATAGATGGATTATCAAAAGGTTTTCCTATTGATGTTTTCGATGAATTTTTAGATTTATCAGATCTTAAGGTTAAAGTCTATATTAATAGTCAACGATTGGATTCATCGTCATTTGAAGTTCGTCAAGGCACAGTAAGAAAAGAGGTTTATTTTAAAAGTAAGATAACTAATACTGATATAGTTACCTTAAGGTTATTTTCTAAACAACCAAAGAATGACAACGGATATTATGAGATTCCGTTAAATTTACAAAATAATCCCTTAAACAATAACTTGGAGAGTTTTACATTAGGACAGGTTATTGATCATGTGTTTACTATAGTTGATAACATTTCTACTTTTGAAGGTCAATTTCCAGGAAATGGAAATTTACGAGATATATCCGATTTAAGTAAATTCGGAACACGTTTTGTACAACATAGTAGTCCTTTAAATTTTGCTCTTTATAATTTAGGAACTACAGATTTTAACATTTTTAAAGCATTAGATGTAGCTAAAGAAGATTATGGAAAATTTAAGACTTCTTTCCTTGTAATCAGTTCTGAGATAGGTGTTGAGACAGAACCTAAGCAGATGGTTGATTTAATATTGAATGAATTGAACAAAGATAAACCTAAGAGCAATCCTTGGTTTTTAAGCGATATGTTTGCCTATACAGCTAACACTAAATTTTCTTATACAGTATTAGATGAAAGAATAAAATCATATCCTTTAAAGAATTCCTTTACACTAGATAACTTATCAAATAAATCTGTGTTAGTTTATCTTAATAATAACCAATTACTACATGGAAAGGATTACAAATTTTTAGGAGATTTTTTTGAGATTTTCGTAGATTTAGCTGAAAATGACATAATTGAAGTTTATGAGTACGAAACAACTGATGGTAGTTTTTGTCCTCCAACACCTACTAAGTTAGGGTTGTATCCTTTATATGAACCTAAAAAATATATTGATAACACCTATCTAATTCCTACAACAGTGATACAAGGACACGACGGTAGTATAACAGTAGGATTCGGAGATTATAGAGATGATGTATTATTAGAATTAGAAAAGAGAATTTTTAATAATATTAAAATACGTTATGACAGAAACATTTTTGACATTTATGATTTTATTCCAGGACATGGCAGAGTTATCGAATATTCTAAAGAAGAACATGAAAGAATTTTAAGTCAATTCTTTTATCACTGGACAACAAGTATTCAAAATGATTATATGAAATTTAGTGACTTTTTATGGGATGTAACTAATCGTTGGACTTATAATTATAGAGGATATGAAATAGCTGATAAAACATCATGCCCTGCTTTTTGGAGAGGAATATACAAATGGTTATTAGATACGGATCGTCCTCACTCTCATCCTTGGGAATGTTTAGGCTTTAGTATAGAACCCACTTGGTGGAAAACTGTTTATGGTTCAGCTCCTTATACCAAAGATAATTTCATTTTATGGGATGATATAAAAGATGGTATTATTAGAGAGCCAGGAAAAACTGTTAAAGTATTGAGTAAATTTGCTAAACCTATTTTATCTTACGGAAATCCTGTGGACGAATATGGTAATTTATTAGATCCTATTATTTCTGGTTTTGTAAATGGTTATGTACAGCCTACACAAAAAGGATATTATGTATTTGGGGATCAAGCTCCTGTAGAAACTGCTTGGAGACGTAGTAGTTATCATTCGTTTAGTCTGTTACAAACAGCTATGATAATGAATCCTAGTAAAGTGATAACCTTAGCATTTGATAGAAGTAGAATAGTAAGAAATTTTGTAGGACAACTTGTTTATAGTCCAACTAATTTAAGAATCCGATTGAAAGATCTTGTTTTACCTACTACAGTTGTTTCTGATAATCGTGTGTTTACATCAGGTTTAGTAAATTACGTAGTTAATAATTTTTCTCCAGGTTTAGTTAATCCTTTATTAAAATATAAAGCGTCTTTAGATTCTATTATTAATAAAATTTCATATAGAGTCGGTGGTTTCACAAATAAGGATAAATTTAAGATAATTTTAACAAGTAAGAATCCTAGTAGTACAAATGGAGTTTTTTTACCTAGTGAGAACTACAAAGTATTTTTAAATAAAAGCAGTCCTTTAAAAAATATAAATTATAGCGGAATAGTTATAACAAAATTTGACGACGGTTATGAAGTACGAGGTTATACTAAAAATCAGCCTTATTTTAAGTATTATTTAACTTTAGGTCGTGGTCGTGAGATTAACGTAGGAGGGATATCGGAGTCTTACATAAATTGGGAGACTAATCAAAGATATCAATCAGGGACCATAGTTTATCAAAATAAGTCTTATTATAGAGTAAAGGTTACACATACTAGTTCTAGTTTATTTGATACAGATTTATATGTAAAACTTCCTTCATTGCCTATAATTGGAGGTAAAGATATTATACTTCCGGAATCATATGACACTAGAACGGAGCATATTCTATCATATGGAACTAAATTTTATACTATTCAAGAGGTAGTGAATTTTATTGGAGGATATGGAAAATATTTACAAGAACAGGGTTTTGTCTTTGATAGATATAATACTTCTTTAAAGTCAGTTGAAAATTGGGACACAAGTATAAAAGAGTTTGTATTTTGGACTACACAAAATTGGAAAACTGGCAGTGCCTTAAGTTTGAGCCCTTCGGCGATAAGTCTGACTTTTACAAATGATTATGCCGTAGTAGATAATATTTCTGATACTTTTTATGGGTATCAGATATTTAGAGTAGATGGGTCATTACTTGAAGATGAGTTTTTAAATAGTTTTAGAGAAAATAACGAATTTACCTTGACTGTACCAGCTAATAATCCTCACGGAATCTACGGAGCTAATTTTAGAACTATTCAAAAAGAACATATAGTATTATTAGATAACGTTAGTTTGTTTAATGATGTAATTTATGATGTAGAATCTGGATATAAGCATGATAAATTAAAAATACAGGGATATGTGTCTACAAACTGGAACGGAGGTTTTAATATTCCAGGTTTCATTTACGATCAAGCTAAAATTCAAGATTGGGAAGTATGGACAGATTACAATTTAGGTGATATTGTTTTTCATAAAGATTTTTATTATTCGGCTAAAACTTTTTTGACAGGAACTGCTGCGTTTAATTCTAACGATTGGTACATATTAAAAGAAAAACCTAATTCAGAAATGTTGCCAAATTGGGATTATAAAACTGAACAATTTAATGATTTTTATGATTTAGATAGTGACAATTTTGATATTGAACAACAAAAAATTGCACAACATTTGATTGGATATCAAAAAAGACAATACCTAGAAAATATTGTTTTAGACGATATTAGTCAATATAAATTTTATCAAGGGTATATTAAAGAAAAAGGAACTTTAAATTCTTTTTCCAAATTATTTGATGTATTAAGTGCAGATAATCAAGAAAGTCTTTCATTCAATGAAGAGTGGGCAATTAGACTAGGTACATACGGAAATATTTCTACTTATGAAGAAATAGAATTTAATCTTAATGAAGAAAAAATATTATTAAATCCTCAGCCATTCGAACTAACCGAAACAGATGTTGTAAAACCTGATTTTGTTTATAGAGTAAAAGGTAGTGAAATATATATTAAGCCTATAGAATATAAAACTAATCTTTGGCCTACATCAGTTAAAAAAGAATTTTTAAGAACGCCAGGATATGTTAGGTATGATGATGTCTCTGCTAGTTTAGACGTTTTAGATGAGATATTGAGTCTCGATATAGAAGATTTTAATGAAGGAAGTTATGTTTGGTGTGCTTTTCTAGAATCGCAGAGAAAATGGACAGTTTATCGTTTAACTCATAGTGCTACTAGAGTAGAGAAGATTGAATATAATAATTCTGTATTATCAATTACTCTTGATTCAATACCAAATATGTATGCAGGGCAAATAATAGGAATTGATAATGTTACTTTGATTAACGGATTTTATAAAATTGATAGTATATCAGGCAAAAAAATTAATATAAAAAAGACTATACCAGAATGGAAGGATGATCTTTTTCCGGATAGTACAGCCACACTGATTTATATATTCACTGAATCTAGAGTTAATCATATTGACCAACTAAATGATGTTATTCCTGAAAGGATTAAGTCTAATGAACTCGTATGGATTGATGACAACGGTTATGGTAAAAAAACAGTTTTAGAATATAAAAAAGTCTATAATATTAACACGATTAACGGATTAGACATACCACGAAATAATGAAAATTTTGGTAGAGTTGTCGCAGTTAGCCAAAATGGTATGGTTAGTGCAGTAGGAGATATCGATACTATTAGTATATTTTTTAAAAATACTAAAGATAATAGTTTTGTTCAACAACAAATAATAAAAACTTTTTATGATGATTCGACACAACTAGGGTTAGCTGTAGCTCTGAGTCCGGACACTGAATGGTTAGTTTTATCTGAAACTAAAGCAGATTTAACAAATAGCGTTCATTTTTATATTAAGGATAGTACATTAGGAACCTATCAGTATTTTTCTACTTTTAATAAACCGGTTACATCGTATGGAACTTGTATTTCGATTTTATATTCTGATAATACATATTATACTTTGGTAACTAGCTCTAGTAATTTATATTCTTATAAATTTGTTACTAATCAATGGGTTGAAATTCAATCAATTTCAGTGTCGTCTACAAGTTTAGCAACTAATGGTACAGTAACAGTATTAGGTGATAAAAACACAAACAGTGTTAAAATTTATAAAAAAGTATCAGATCTTTATTCTTTGACACAAACGTTGACTTTATCTAATTTATTTGGTTACAGTGTAGCAATTACTAGTGATGGAAAAAAGATAGCAGTAGGAGAAATTGAGGCAGATAATCCTATTGTAAATTCAGGTTTAGTCAAAATTTATAAGTTAGTAAATGATGTATTTGTTTTTCAGCAAGATGTAGTTTCGAAGACTCCGGGATCTTTTGATTATTTCGGGTACTCTATATTTTTTATGAATAATGATCAGACATTAGTTGTTTTGTCTATAAATGGCGACGTTGATAACTTTGCTACTTTCGATAATGATAACACTATATTTGATAATAATACTTTAAGATTTAATGATATTAGAATAAATTCAGGAAGAGTAGATGTATTTGATAAGTTTTTTGAAAATTACAGTTTTGGTGAATCTTTATCTACGGATCAGTTTACCGACATTTCAGATGGTTATGGATTTAGTCTAGCAGTAGGTGATGATACTATAATTGTAAGTGCAATAAATGAAGAAGAAGATTTAGCCTCTAATGCTGGTAAGGTATTTTCGTACACAAAATTTCCTAAATCTACTTCTTGGAAAATAAAGTATATACAAGAAGATAATGTTGATATTTCAAAGTTTAAAAAATCTTACTTGTATGATACAGAATTTAATCAACTTTTAAAGTATATAGATATAGTTGATACAACTCAAGGTAAGATTCCTGGTCCTGCTGATCAAGAAATTAAATTTAAGACCTTTTATGATCCAGCTGTCTATAGCATAGGAACTTCGCAAGTTATTGTTGATGAAGGACAGTTTTGGAGTAAAAATTATGTAGGAACTTTATGGTGGGATTTAAGTCGTGCCAAGTTTATAGAAAATAGTTTAGGTAATATCACGTACAGATCCACTAATTGGAATAAACTTTATAAAACTGCTAGTATCGATGTTTATGAATGGGTAGAAACTAAGTATAAACCATCAGAATGGGATACTTTATCTGGATCCGATAAAGGCGATAGTTTAGGAATAAGCGGAACTTCACGTTATGGAAATAGTGTTTACAGTTTAAGACAAGTTTATGATAATGTAAGTCAAAGCTTTAAAAATGTTTATTACTATTGGGTAAAGAATCCTACAATTGTTCCTCTTTCTGTAGTAGACAGAAAATTAAGTGCTAATAATGTAAGTAAGTTAATAGCAGATCCAATAGGTTACGGGTACGAATGTATGAGTTTAATTGGATCTAATAGTTTTATTTTAGTTAATCTAATAAACTATATAAAATCTAAAAAAACAAATTTAAATATAGAATATTTCACTGTTGATGAACAGTATCAGAATTCAAATCTACATAGTCATTGGAAACTTCTAAGCACACATGAAAAAACAATTATTCCTCCTAGTATAGAATTAAAGTGGGAAGATAGCCTTATTGGATATGATCAATATAATCGACAGATTCCTAGTTTAAAATTGCCTCCTAAAAAACGATACGGAATTAGTAATCGTCCTAGACAAAGTATGTTTATTAATCGCATAGAAGCATTAAAACAATTTGTAGAGAGAGTCAATTTAGTTTTAAAGGGGAAAGTTATAACAGATGAATATGATATATCTGATTTGAACAATTATGATATTCCTCCGTCTAGTAGTAGTGGTATTTGGGATAAAGCTATTGATATAGTTGAAGAACAACGTTTTATTAACACAGCTCTATTATCTCAAGCAACAGTAACGCCTATTATTGAAAGTGGAAGAATTATAGAGGTTAAGATAGTTAACCCTGGTTATGGGTATGTAAATCCACCATGGGTAAAAGTAGTAGGATCTGGAATAGGAGCTAAATTACGTTGTGTAATTGATACATTAGGTCAAGTAACTAGTGTTGAGATTATAAATGCAGGTAAAGGATATATAGACGATACAATATTAAGTGTTCGCAGTTACACAGTTTTAGTAAAAAATGATGAAGTAGTTTTTGGAACTTGGAGTCTTTACGAATATTCAGGGACTGGAAAGTTTTTTAGAATTAAAAGTCAAAGTTACGATGTAAAAAAATATTGGGATTATATTGACTGGTATCTTGAAGGATATAATCAATATACTAAAATTAATCATTTAGTTGAAAATACTAATCAACTTTATCTATTAGAGTCAAAGATTGGAGATATAGTTAAAGTTGAAACTATTGGATCTGGTGGTTGGTTATTGTTGGAAAAGTATAATAATGTTAGTACTATTGATTATACTAAAAACTATAAAGTTATTGGAAGACAAAATGGAACTATACAGATAAATTCTGGACTTTATGATTTTACTAAAAACATTATAGGGTATGACGGAAATTTGTATGATAGTTTTTACTATGATAACTTACCTGTAAAAGAATTAAGAATTATTCTTAATGTCTTAAAGAAAAATATTTTAGTCGATGATTTATATACTGAGTATTTAGAATTATTCTTTAGTTCGTTAAGATATGTTTTGTATGAACAACCTTTTGTTGATTATATAACAAAAACAAGTTTTATTAAAAGCAAACACAATCTTGGAGAGTTGAAACAAAAGATAACATATAAAAATGATAATTTAGAAAATTTTGAGGATTATATAAAAGAAGTTAAGCCTTATAGAACTAAGATTAGGGAGTATGTAAGTTCTTATTCTAGAATTGAAAATTCTGGATCAGTTGTCACAGACTTTGATTTGCCTTCTTATGTTGATGAAAATTTTAAGTTGAATGTTGTTAATTTTAATATTTTCGATGACAGCACAACATTAGATACAATGTTAAATTCATATCCATGGAAATTTTTTAAGGATAACGTAGGATGCTATATCAAAGAGTTAGTAATTGTTGATAGTGGTTCTGGCTATTTGTTTAATCCTATAATAAAAATTAATGGACAAGCTAAGAAAATAGCCAAAGCTAACGGTTATATAGCAGGTGGTAAGCTTAATAGAATACAAATTACTGATGCTGGGTCCGGATATCTTACTACTCCTTTAATTGAAGTAGATGGTGGATTATCAGAGAATGGCATGCCTGCTAAGGTTGTTGCTGTTTTAGAATCAGAAGTAGTACGAGCCTCTAAAGTTTCAATGAAATTTGATCGAGTTGCTAGATCAAATTATTATAAAGATAATGAATTAGATATTACTGAAACGTTTAATGGAACAGGTAGTCTGCGTCAATTTTTATTAAAATATGCCCCTGTGACTTCTAAAGATTCCTATATAGTTAAAGCAGACGGAATTGAACTATTAAAAGACGACTATTATGTTACTGTTAAGTCTAGTGTCTCTAGAGGATTTACAAGTTATTATGGAATGCTAGTTTTAGAAACTGCTCCTTTAAGAGGGCAAAATATAGAGATAAAATATAAAATAAGCTTTTTACATTTACATGCCCTAGATAGAATACATCATTATTACAATCCTGAAATTGGAATGGTAGGCAAAGATTTTAGTCAGCTTATGACAGGAATTGATTACGGTGGAGTGAATATACAAGGTTTAGTAAATTTCATTGGAACCGGAGGGTGGGATTCGCTTGGATGGAATTCCGAGTTATGGGGAGAAGAAAATCAACAAGTAACAGAAGATGGAAGTATAAGTCCTAAACCTAATGATTATGATACTCAGTTAGTCGGAGGAAGCTTTTCGTTTTCTTCAGCTAATGGAGTCAATCCAGAAGATATTATTGTTGATGGTGATGATTTAATTACACCTTTAAATAGTCCAGCTCCAGAAGAAGTAGTTCCTGGGCATATTGTTGATGCTGTAGCAATAAAAGTTTTTCAAGCTCCTAGAACTTCAGGAGCCAAGATTTTATTTAAAACATTTATAGCTAACGGGGTTGAAGATACTTTTTCTATTCCTCAACTACCACAAAATACAAATGGAATAATTGTTAAATTAAATTCAATCATACTAGTCTCTGGAGATGATTATAGTTATGATTGGAAATCGAGATCTGTAAAGCTTACCAATATTCCTGTAGTTAATAGTCAAGTTAGTATTATTTCAATAGGTTATAGTTCGGAATATCTACTAGATCAGGATTATTTTATAGGTGATGGAAGTACATTAGAGTTTATTACTAATGCTCCATTTTCTGAAACAAATGGCAATATTGTTTTAGTAGATGGAGCAGTGCTAAATTACGAAATTTTTGAAACAGACATTTCTTATTCAATGACTAATCGTACCGGAATAAGATTTGGACAAGCTCCTACTTCTGGATCTGTAATAACTTACTTAATGACTAATGATGAAAATTCTACAGCTAGTATTATTAAGTCAGAAACTTTTGTAGGTGACGGGTCTACCTTAAGTTTTGTTTTATCTAATCAAGTAGGAAATTTGTTACCGGACCATTCTAATGTTATAGTTATAGTAGATGGAGAGATATTATATCCTTATCTAAACGAGTATTTTGAATTATCTAATAATAATTTAAGTTATCGTCTGACACAATATGAGCAAGTTCCATATCAAGTTAATGTTGAGCAGTTAAAAGTGTATCTTAACGGAAAATTATTATCTAGGTTAACTGATTATAATGTTGATGTAGCCGGAGTAAGTATAATTTTAGACTCATCATTATATATAGAAGGAGCAAAACTATTAGTTTCTAATAATATAAGTTTTCAATATTCTTTAAAAAGGATAAACAGTTCTTTAAATTTAGAATTTGTTTCAGCTCCTCTAAATAATAAACACATTGAAGTTATTAGTTTTTATAACCATGATGTATTAGAAATCGAACGTTCTCAAGAAAGTTTGACTTATATCCAAGGATTAGATATTGATACTCCTGATTTTTATAGATATAGAAGTTTACAAGGAGGGAAAATAAAGTTATCTAAAAAAGTTAATATAGATGACTTTGTATGGGTCATTAAGAATAATAAATTATTATCATCTGGTATTGATTTTTATTTAGATACCTTTAAAGATCAAATTATTTTGACTGCATCTGTTGATACTAGTGATATTATTGATATAGTCTTGTTTACTTCTGCGATTAAAGATGATGGATTTGGGTACATGCAGTTTAAAGACATGTTAGGCAGAGTACACTATAAAAGATTTAATAAAGATAAAATAACAAGATTATCTGAAGATTTAACACAATTTGTTACAGTAATAAAGGTTGATGATGGATCAGTATTAGATGAACCTAGTATTATAGAGAATATACCAGGTATTATTGAAATTAATGGAGAACGTATTGAATATTTTGAAAAAGAAGGCAATGAATTACGTAAAATTAGACGTGCTACTTTAGGAACAGGATCTCCTGTTTTACACAAGGCTGGGATATTAGTTATTAATATTGGTAGTACAGAAACTATTCCTTATTTAGATCAGCAATTAGTTTCTAAGTTAATTACTACAGAAAGTACAACACAGATTAATTTAGATTTTGTTCCACAAGTACCAAATAAAGATTTTGAGTCTCAGACGGATCAGGACGGTGTTGAGGTATTCTTAAGCGGTCAAAGAGTAAATAAATCTTCTATAGTTAAATTTGATAAATTAAAAAATTATCCATATAGTCCAGAAGCAGATTCTATTTTCCAAGCCGGATTTACGGTACCCGCCGACGGTTCTTTAGTTGAATTTCAAGATCCAGTGGTTTCAAACAAAGAAATATTAGTAGTTAAACGTATAGGAAGAACTTGGAAAGATAAGGATTTGCCGTTAATTGCTTCGAATTCTGAACAGGCTAGGTTTATTCTTGCTGTTAAACCTTTTTATCCTGAAATTAATATATAATAAATATTGAAAAGAGACAAAACTATGCTAGATAAAGAATTAACAGGAATTCATATAGAAGGTCATATAAAAATATTTGATCCTAATTCCGGAAAAGTTTATATTAATAAGCGTAATGCTATACATTATGAAAATATGAGTATAGGTCTAGCAGAAAGCATGGCTAATTCGGGTAGAGGTTTTGTCTATAAAATGATTTTTGGTAATGGAGGAACAACAATCGATCCTACCGGGATTATAACTTACTTGACTCCTAATAGCACGGGCACTAATGCCAGCTTATATAATAAAACTTATAGTAAAGTTATTGATGATAGATCTGTTGTTAATATAGATCCTATTAGAAATAAACTTGAGACTAGGCATATAACAGGTACTAATTATACAGACATTTTTGTTACGTGCTTATTAGATTACGGTGAGCCAGCTGATCAAGAGGCTTTTGATAATAGTTCTAATAATGAAGGAACCTATGTATTTGATGAGCTAGGGCTAGAATCATATAATCCAGATGGTGATGGACGATTATTAACTCATGTTATTTTTCACCCTGTACAAAAAAGTTTGAATCGTTTAATTCAGATAGATTATACAGTAAGAGTACAAAGTTTAACAGGATTAAGTGAGATCTAATATGCCATACACATTGAATTTTACTGATACTACAAAAAATCCTATAACTGTAGAAGATAGTCAATTAAACACTCAAACTAGTTTAGAGTTTGTAGGTAAAAACTATCCAGGATACGCAAGGTCAATAGGAGAAAATTTTTTACATCTTTTAGAAAATTTTGCCGGTACTGCTCAGCCATTACCTACTAAATCAGTTGTCGGACAAATTTGGTATGATAGTAACAACAATCAATTAAAAGTGTTTGATGGGCAAACTTATGGACCAGCAGGAAACGTTTTTAAATCTTTCACTCCACCTACAAATAAAAAAGTTGGCGATATTTGGGTAGATTTAACAAACAAGCAGTTATTTTTCTGGTCTGGAGCTAGTTGGATATTGATCGGTCCGCAGTTTAGCCAAGGGTCTGATAGTGGTCCAGTAATTGAAACAATAAAAGATACTTTAAATATTGATAGAATAATAATTAGATTTGTTGTAGGCGGTGAAACGGTTATAATTTTAACAAAAAATAAGTTCACACCAAAGATTACTATTGATGGGTTTGTTGAGCTAAATCCTGGTATTAATCTTAGTAGCAAAGCATTTGCAGAATCAGGAGGAGTTTCTAATAAATTTTGGGGAACGGCTGAAAAAGCAAGCGCATTGTTAGTAGGAAATTTTACTGTTGAATCTACAAAATTTTTAAGATCTGATATTGCAGGTGCAACAGATTATAGATTTACTATTAGAAGTGACGAAGGTTTAACATTAGGATCTAATTCTAATATAAGTTTTGCTAGTAATTCTGGCGGAGAATTAGTTATCTACAACAATACAGATGGTGCCAATACTATTTTTCGAACCTATGTAAATCCTAATGCTGTAGATTTGCTCACACTAAAAGGAACTAGAATAGGTGTTAATAATATAAATCCTTTAGAAACTTTGGATGTAGTAGGGTCCGGAAAGTTTTCTCAGTCGGTAAAGATATTAGGGTCTACCGATTTAGCATCTAATACAACTGTTACAAATTTAACAGGTGCTCTTATTGTTGCCGGTGGAACAAGTATAGCAAAGAAATTATTTGTAGGATCGCAGACTACTTTGAATGATACCACAACATCAAAGACTATTATTCCTGGTGCCAATTCAATTTATAATTTAGGAGATACTAATAAAGCATATGGGCGTGTATATGCGGATGTTGTGGGAAATAATGCGGGTACAACACAATTTATAGGTAATTTTACTGGAGTTTATACTGGTAGCATAAGCGGGTCAGCTACTCAGTTAGCAAACACTACAACTTTTAATATTAGTGGTGATATAAGAACCACTAGCGACGGTTCAATTTTATTCGATGGTGCTACAGGTGGCACACAAAAAACGTTTACAGTAGAAATTGACCCTTCCTTTTTAAATGATAAAGAAACTATTACTGGAAATACAGCTTTACCCACTGATACATTTCTTGTAATTCAGAACGGTTTAGTTAAAAAAACAACTAGAAATTTATTATTTTCTCGTATAGCTGTGGTTCCTGTAGGAACAATTGTGTCTTATGCTGGAATTTCGCCACCTAATGGGTACTTGTTCTGCGATGGAGCAGAAGTTTTAAGAGCC